TTAATTGAAAATGCGGATAATATAAATAACCTTCAAGAATTAAATGACATCATGCAACAGCCACGTCAAGGGAGAATTTATGTTTATCATAGAGGAATGGTTGCTAATGATAAGGTTATTGATAAAAAAATGAGTGAAGAAAAGATAAAAAAGATAAAAGAATTATCTAATATTTCTCATTTTGTTAATAGATATGCAGAGAAGAATGAGTTAATGTCATTCCAAAAGAAAATATGGGAAGGTAAATATATCTATTTCTTTGTCAGATAATCATTGGACACCGCTGAGTGAGGACTCTAAGAAGATTGAATTATGTTTATCTTGTGATAGAGTCTATACAAGAGCAATGATGATTCAATTAGATACAATGAAGAAAAACTTTTTATGTATTAAATGTTATAACAGGAGTAGCAAATGAGTTTATCTCAAATTAACAGGGATATGGAAGTTCTCTTAGAGAAGTTTAGGAAATCTGGAGAACAGTTAGCCGAAGCTGATGCAGCAGAAAAATATGGTGAGAACATGATTAGTGTAGTTCGGGCCAGGATAGAAACAGAATTTATGGAACAAGGAAAGTCTGCAACAGAAAGCGAAAAGAGAGCCAAAGCCGATCCTCGCTTTAAAGAATATTTACAAAAATATAAAGAAGTTCGTTTTAACAAGATGAAGGCTCAAGCTGAACATGAAGATAACAGAAATAGAATTATGTATCAGATGTCCATGAACAAAGCGATCATGGAAGAAATGAAGTTTAGTCGTTAATATCCTCCTGTACTTTCTCTTAACTTAGTGTAGGGCGTTCATCGCCCTGCACATCTGTTTTTCTTTTAACGCACAGTAAATCCCACACTAAGTATGGTATATTCTTTGGCGAAAGGATGTACGAATATGTTTAACTTAACCAAAAGAGCAATGAATCACTTTTTGAATTTCTTTAACAAACCTGATCCCGATGAAACTATCAAAGATTATTGTCAGGCAGAATACAAAAAAGATTGGTATGCAGCTTATATGACCTATAAAGAAGAAGGAAGATTCCCTAACTTTATTAGAAGAACTCTCTAGCCTTTTAAGGCTTCCCCAACGATTCTAGCTTCGATGACATCTTTGCAAACAAAAGCACTGATTGTCTCGTAGCCTAGACTCTGGGCAGCAATACATCGATTGTTGCCAATCTCGACTATATTATTAAAGACTGTAATCGGATGTTGTAATCCGTTTTGTTTGATGTCCTCTTCTAAATCTAAGGGATGAGTAGGGGGAGTTATTTTTAAATCTTTTAAAGGGAGTTGTTTGACGTTGAATTGTTTACCCTCATACCAATAATTAATCATGGTGGATAAGAGATGATTATAAAACATCTTCTAATAGTCCAGCTTGAACACAAGTAAACTTTAGTTCCGTATCTTTTAAATCAGAAAGATCAGATCTCGCTAATTGATAATATTCATTACATTCTTGATAAGTATCAAAGATAACCTCTGAACCCATGCGAACACATTGTTTGTCGAGTTCTGTACCGATACATACCCACCCCACTAAAAAGAATTTAAGCATCTAAAAAGTGTACCTTTTCGACACACTTTTTCAATATCTCTTGTTCTGAACCTTCAGTGCCTTTAATAGGATTACCATCTTTATCGAGTTCTATAGCACCATAAATAAGTATCTTTTGTTTGTTCTGATCGTACCACCAACCTATTGATTTACAAACAGGCATGGGCCTCTTCATTGTTTCAGCTGAATTGCTCCATTCTCCAGAGGCTCTGCCAGAGTCCACCCAAGTTATTTCTACTAGCTGTAAGGGCTTCTTTTCGGGGTTTTTGGGCATCATTTACCTTGCCCTACATATTTCTTAAAACTTCTTTTTTTAGCTTTGTTCATTGTAGAAGTAGAAATACGACCATGACCAATAGTAGTTTTCTTTACTACGTGTTCTATATTAACTACATTGGTCTGTTTCTTAGCCATTACTTTTTCTTATAGTCCATTTTCTTTCCAGTCTTTTTGGCATACTTCTTTGCTTCTTCTTTTCCTTTTTTGGTATAAGCAAATTTCTTTGTTCCTACTTTAGGCATTGTTCCTATCCTTTCTTGAGTTGTTTGGAAATCCACATATTCTTGACTAGACTTGTTTTCTTTCCAAATTTCTTGTCTGCCTGTGTCTTTATGGCAGCGTAACCTTTTTTGTCTTTGATAGAGGATGTTTTTCCTTTGTATTTCTTTTCCCAGACGTTCATTACCATTTAACCTTATCTGCCCAATATGCTGCGGACATCTTTCCTTTAGCAATGTTTCTAGCATGACGGGCTTTAAAAGATTTACGTCTTGCTTTCTCAGATGCTGTTGTAGGGCTTTTACCAGCACCTGATACGCCTTGTTGACCAAAGCGAATGGTTTTAACTTTGTCACCTTCTTTAGCAACAACTACGTGTGATTTACTAGGGTGATTAGGTGTTTTTTTTGGTTTGTTAAATCCACTAACACCAGCACGTTTAAGTCTTGGATCTGCCATTTTTTTTCTTTAAAGCCTTTAAATCGGCAGCAGTAATCTTTTTACGAGGTGGTCTTACTGCGGCTAGTTTCTTTTGTTTCGGTGAGTATTTACTATAGGGCATTTTCTTTTAGTTTCTCCGATTGTTTAATTTGGTTCTCAAAAGTTTCGACTATTTGTTTATCTTTCTTTTGTTTTTCTTCAAACTCTGCTCTTGCTTTAACTAAAGCCATGACATCATCAATAGTCATATTAAGTCTTTTTTGTCTTTCGTCAAAAAGATCATCTTTTGCAAGTTTTAATCTATCGTGTAAGAACTTAATATGTGTTTCATGTTCTTCAATGATCTTATCTTTTTCTCTATTCTTCTTTTTTGATTCTCTTAGTTGTTTTTCTACTTCTTTAAGCGTTGCCATTGTTTACTCCTTATGTGTGCAACCTGCACAATCACAGTTTATACAAGTCATCTCACAATGACAAGAGCATCCACACTTTTCACACCTGGTCATTTGGTTAATTTTTTAACCTTTTCAAAACTACGAATACCAGCCATGCCTAACAAGGCCATGACTAAAGGCATCAAGACACCCATATCTAATGCGGGGAGAGGATCATGTTCTATGCTAAAAGCAGCAAGAAGAAACATAATAAATTGTTTAGCAACATATTCCCAAAAAATAGCAAGAGCACAACTCATGCCTATTAATGGTCTCCAAGATCGTTGCATAATACCACCAATACCTGTGGCAGTAGATTGAGCATCGGCTAAATTAATATCCATTTGTTTGGAATTAATCTCGTTCTCTAATTCTTGGAGTTTGTTTCTAGCAGCGAGTTTTTCTTCTTCGGAAGTATGAACACTGTCGATAACTTTACCAACAGTGTCCACAAGAGATCCGCCTAATAACTTAGATAGCATTATCCTATTAACCAGTTATAAACTATTAAAGCTAAGACAATAAGGATCATCCATTTTGCGTGAGTATTTAATTTACTCCATAAACCTAATACCCAATCCCATGATTTTTTCATCTCTTATTCCTTTCTGTTATTCAATATCTTTCATTCTTTGAGCCAATGCCGAAGCTCTTTTGGGTGTTTGTTTTTTAGCCCAAACACTGTTAAGCATTTCGTCACTAGCACTACTGTAGTCGCATTTGTTAAGGTGATATTGAAACTTTTTAAACTTACTAAGACGAGGATATCCTAGTTGAAAACACATCTCAATTACAATTCCAAAAGCAATGGGGTGGATATTCTCTTCTGGAATAAAGAGACTAGCTCCTTCTTTAGAGATCTCAAAATCTTTCTCAAAGATCTCCATAACTTTTTCATCAGGGTATTCTACCCCTTCTTCTAAATCATCTGTCGGAAGAACTAAATGTCCAATACCAAAAGTGGCATTGCCTAGATGATCTTTATATATTTTGTTGACTTTGCCTTCGTGGGCTATGATAGATTGTTTAACTTCTTCGTAAGACATTTCTCTTCTATTATATCACATAGGTCTCTCCATAAGATCCATAGATTCTTATCAGAGATTTCGACTAAGCCCTTTTTACCATTGAGTTTACTGAACTCTTCGGCCTCTTCGTCTATAACAGAAAAGATTAATTTATTCTTACCAGGTAAGATTCTCATAGATAGATATTGCCATCCCAACTACCAGAGTTCTTTAAGATCATAGGTACAATGTAAGGGATTCCATTAGTAATCACTGCACAGGATAAAATAGGTTTGGCCATATTAACTTTCATATAAGCCATAGCCAAAGACTTCTTATCCACCATACAACCAACAGACATACCCCAGTTTAAGTGGAAGTCATTAGCGACATATTTAATTTCACTCGTGGTGTGGAAGTGTCCTTGAACACACGACATACTGGCTTCTCTCACTGCTTTCGCAATGTCTTTACAAAACTGATGAGCAAAGATTATTCTTCCTTTGTCGGTTTCAACAATGTGGCGTTCTTGCCATTGCCAACCCTTACCCACATTTAAGATTTCATTGTAGTCTTTAATGAAGAACTTAGACATTCCTTTTGCCATTGCTCTACGAAGAACCATTGAACCATGATTGGATTCTAACAATATCATTTTAGGAAAGATCTTTTCGAGTTGACCACAAAGAGATTGCCCAACTAATAATTCATCAGCTGGGCTAGGGAGATCGGGATTAATCACATGAGAAACATTAATAGAGTGCCAATCCATTTCATCGCCTATATGAACCACATGATCGGGTTTATAGGCTTTGTTTAATTTTAATAAAAAAGGGAACGTATCAGGGTGATGATAAGGGAAGTGAGTGTCAGAAATGACTAATATTTTTTTGTACATATTCGTCAATATGTCAATAATTATATACTATAAATTGTGGATAATCTAGGGATAACGAATATTTTGTTTTCTGGATTCTAAGAGGTAATCTTCAATCCACATAATCTTTTCTTTGATAATAGCGATATCAGTTTGCATTTGAGATATCTTATCAGCTTTGGTTTCAACAGCATCAAGGCGTTCTGAAAACATCCCCCAAGACACACCTAGCCCAACTATTAAGGCCACGTATGGGAGAATAAGTTTCAGTTCTAGTTTCATTTTTCCAAACTATCTTGGTTTAACAACCATAAAAGTCTATCCAGTTGTCTTTCCATTTCATTATATTTATC